GTGGTACAACACAACTTAGGAGTCAATTGTAATGCCAATCATAAGAGACAGAGTAATCAAAGGAGACAATTCAATCAGTGTGGATTATATTGTGCAAACACATGACGCTTACAAAAAATATTTAAACAGATGGAATTTTTTAAGTGATTCTTATATTGGCGGATATGAATTCTACCTTGGCAAATATTTAGAACCATACTATTATGAGAGCAAAGCAGATTACGAAAAAAGATTAAGAGCAGTGGGATTGGATAATCACGTTAAAAGTGTGGTTTCAATCTACAACTCATTCCTATTGAGAAAAGAAGTGGACAGAGACTTTGGCAGCATTGAATCAGATCCACAACTGCAATACTTTTTGGATGATGCTGATTTGGATGGAAGAAATTTCACAGCATTCATGAGAGACGTAAGTGCTCATGCCATGGTGTATGGACATGTTTGGGTAATAGTGGACAAACCCACCACAGAAGTTTACACTCGTGCAGATGAATTGAATCAAGGCATACGTCCTTATGTGTCATTGTTCACTCCAGAGAACGTTTTGGATTGGCAGTATCAGCGTCAAGCAAATGGTTATTACCAATTGACCTATCTCAAAGTGAAAGAAGAAATAGTGAATGGTGTGCAGTATGTGAGAGAATACACACCCACTGAAATTAGTGTTTACAAAATAAACGGTGAAGATCGCAAAGGTTATTTGGATCAAACATATCCCAATCAGTTGGGTTCGGTGCCAGCTGTGTGTGTTTACAATCAACGCAGCAACATCAGAGGCATTGGTGTGAGTGCCATTGGCGACATTGCAGATGTTCAAAGAGAAATAATGGAATTTTCATCTGAGATTGAACAAGTGATCAGATTGACCAATCACCCATCACTGGTAAAAACAGCAGATGTGGAAGCAGCAGCAGGTGCTGGAGCAATCATTCAAATGCCAGCAAACATGGATCCCAATCTTAAACCTTATCTATTACAACCCAATGGCAGCAGCATTGACAGTGTGCTGACTTCCATACAAAGAAAAGTGGACAGCATTGATAGAATGGCATCACTGGGTGGCATCAGATCAATTGAAAGCAGAAGAATGTCAGGTATTGGATTACAAACTGAATTTCAATTGTTGAATGCACAACTTTCAAACCTTGCAATGAATTTAGAATTTGCTGAAGAACAAATTTGGAGATTATGGGCAAGATATCAAGGTCAAGTTTGGGATGGAGAAATTGAATACAGCAGAACATTCAGCATACAAGACAAGGCCAATGATATTGCCATGTTGAAGATGGCCAAAGATTCAAACATTGAAGATCCTGGTATCAAATCAGAAATTGACAAGATGATTTATGAAACTATCACAGGTGAAACTTATGAAGGTTCATTGGAAGTGTCTGAAGAAGAAGAATCTCAACAAGATATTGCTGAATTGAATCAACCCACAGACATGGAACATCCTATAACCACAACACAAGATAGACAAGCACACATTCAAGAAATGTTAATGGAAGGTTACAGCAATGATCAAATTCTTAGCATGCATCCAGAAATCACATTGGAAGAAATTGTGACAGCAGGTGCAGCAGCAGCACTTAACAATTAAAAATGGCATATTCAAAAAAAATTGACAGAATCAGTGCTCATGAAAAAGTATGTGCAGAACGCATGAAAACTTTGATCAAGACCATTGATGAAATGAAAATGGAACTTAAAGATTTACGCAACGATATGAACAATCTACGCACTGACATGAACAAAGGCAAAGGCGCCATAATGTTATTGGTGTTGTTGGGTGGATTAATTGGAACCATACTATCAATAATTAAATTTTGGAAATAACAATGCCAGTACATCGATCATTCAAAGGTGGCAAATCAGTGGGATGGCGTTGGGGAAGATCCGGCAAAGTCTACAGCACCAAATCACAAGCTGAACGTCAAGCAAGAGCAATCTACGCTGCAGGATACAGAAAGAAATAATATGGCCAAACGTGGTGGAATGAAACGTGGTGGGATAAAAAGAGGCGGCACACGCACTTATCGACCTAAACCCAGCAAAAGATAAAGAATTCTTATAAATAAGAATATCACTGCATGTGCAGGGAGTAGACTCAACTCAAACCAAGAGGTAATACAATGAACGCAGAAAACGCGGTAAAAGACTCTCAGAAAACTGTTCAATCTGAACCTACAAAGGTGCAACAACAGGCGGACAACCCAGACACAAATTCTAAAATGTTGACACAAGAAGAAGTCAACAAGATTGTGGCAGAACGTGTAGAACGAGAAAGATCCAAGTTCGAGAAGAAATTCGGAAACATAGATCCAGATCACTACAAACAACTGGTGGAAGAAGCTGAACAAAAACGTCAAGCTGAATTACAAAAGCGAGGCGAATTTGAAAAACTGTTGAAGGAACAAGCAGAGAAATTCTCTAACAAGATCCATCAATACGAATCAGAATTAACCACTATTAAAGTTGACGGCACGCTGTTATCAGCTGCATCTGAAAACAAAGCAATCAATCCACAACAAGTGGTAAGATTGTTGAAAGATCAGATCAAGCTGAACGAAGCAGGCGCTGTGGACGTGCTGGACAATCAAGGCAAAGTGAGATACGATGACAAGGGAAACCCTGTGGCAGTATCACAACTTGTTAAAGAATTTTTGGATGCTAATCCACATTTCAGAGCAGCTGGACCACAGGGTTCAGGCACTGGTAATGCGGTGGGCAAACAAGCGTCTATGGTTGAAACAGACATAAACAAACTAAACATGAACAACCCTGCAGACCGAGTTAGATACAAAGAAATACTCAAAAGCAAAGGTGTTCGCATTTAACTTAAGGAGTTAATAACATGGCAAATGAAGTAACAGCGTCGATTCTATCGGAACTCTACGCAAATATAGTTCAGTCAGCAGTTTACACACTTACTGAACAAACAGTAATCAGACCACTTGTAAAAAATTACAACATGGTAGGATCACCGGGACTAACGGCACAAATACCGATCTTCCCAGCGGTATCAGCAGCATCATTAACTGATGGCACTGATATCACAGCAAACACAGCTTTCAACACAACTTCTGTTGAAATCACGTGTGCTGAAAAAGGGGCATTGGTTAAATTAACTGATCTAGGTAGAGAATCTGCAGCTCAAGACGTTGCAGTTGCTATCGGAAGACAGTTAGGTAACGCAATGGCCGTTAAAGTTGACACAGACCTAGCAGCATTGTTTACTGGTTTTTCAAACTCTGTAGGAACTGGCAACACAGAAATCACAGCTGATTTATTTTTCAAAGCAGCAGCGATTTTAAGAAATAACCAAGCACCAGGACAATATGTTTCTATCATTCACCCATACCAAGCGTATGCATTGAAGAAACAATTAACAAATGCTGGAGCAACTATGTCACACAATCTATCTGAAGTGGGTAATGCCGCTCTTAGAGATGGTTTCGTTGGCAGATTAGCTGGAATCGATATATTCGAATCCACAGTTGTATCAGGAGCATCAGACGGTGCATTCGTGGGAGCAGTAATGAGTTCTGACGCTCTTGCTTACGTTGTAAAACGTGACATGAGAATTGAAGAGCAAAGAGATGCTTCTTTCAGAGCAACTGAGTACGTGGGCACAGTAGCTTACGGTGTAGCAGAGTTAATTGACGGTTACGGCGTTAAATTACTTGGCGATGCTAGAGTAACTAACTAATATCTAAAAAAATATTAGACACAATGAGAGAGGGCCTGAAAGGGCCCTTTTTCATTTAAAAACATTCGATACTGATAAATAATCACATCAACTAAATTGGTTGGCAAGCAGCACTTGCAACCTTACTGAAGGAAGTACCTTTTATGGCGATCACACTCGCGACAATTGACAATATTAAGGAATACGAACCTGATATTTTAAATTATGGCCTAGCTGATTTCACAGCTGAATTAACCAAAGCACAAGCAGACGTATTGAGAGATATGCGAATTAGATGGTGGCCCACACAACAAATGGGACTGTATGATTTGCGTATTTTAGGCACTGGACAACAAGAACCCGACGAAGATCTTTACACAGCAGCACAGTTCACAAGAGCGTGTGTGTATCAAGCATTGGGGTTTCACATCTATCCTAAACTGGCAAAATTTGAACCAGATCTTGATATCTTTGAACGCAAAATGGAATTCTACCGTAAAGAGTACGAAAGAGAATTGGATCTTGTTTTAAGAGACGGCGTTGAATATGATTTGGACAGTTCAGGCAAAGTTACAGATGCCGAAAAACAAACTGAATCATTCTTGCGCCTGAAAAGGTAGTGAATGAGCAATAGAGAAGACATCACCACAAATATTTTACAGGTGTTATCAGACATGACACCGCCCAGACCCGCTTTCATCACACGCGAACCATTTGATGTGAACAAATTGGCAATCACACAATTCCCAGCACTGTTAATAACCACTGGCAACGAAACCAGATTGGACAATGTGATGGGTGGTGGCAGACGTGGAGTGATTGAAGTGAACATCAGAGGATTTGTGAGATCTGATGGCAGAGTGGGACACATACAAACTGTGGATCAAAAAAGAAACGAATTGATTGAAAGAATTGAAGAAACACTCAATGTTGCTAGAAACAGAGAATTGGGTGCCACCAGAGCAGCAACCACACTGGTGCGATCAGTAGAAATTATAGAAAGGACTCCACCGTTGGGCGAGTTTTTGATTATTGCTGAAGTGCAATATTCATTCACCATCAGTGCAGTTTAATATATGAAGATATTTTTTTCCAATAATAAAGAAAAAAATTCAGTGCCTGAAGTGCGTTACACTTTACAAGCATCAGGCATCTTGATTAAGGATTGGCGCAATGTTAAACCATTGCAGTCAAATAACAACAACAAAACTAACAAGGAGTAAATCATGGCAACATTAACAGGACAATTGGGTCAAGTTAAAATTGGTAATGACTCGGGCGGATCTGAAACTGCAATTGCAGAAATTAGATCATGGACCGTAGAACACACCAAAGAAGTAATCGAAAATACATCTATGGGTGCAACTTCTAGAAAATATTTGCAAGGTCTTTTGGACTTTACAGGTTCTATGGAAGTTATCTATGACACAGGTCATACAGCAGCAACCAAAGCATTTTCACCAGAAAGCAATGACGACTTGTTTGTGGACTTTATTACCAGTTCATCATCAGGCAGTCAAAAATTCTCTGGACAAGTGATTGTGACATCAGTATCAAGAACAGCATCTTATGATGACTTGATCACTGCCACAGTGAACTTTCAAGGCACAGGCGGATTAATCACAGGCACAGTATAATAAGGCATCGGAGCAACCAGACTATGTTAGATATAAAAATTATAAATGGTTCACAGGCAGTGCGAGATCTTCAAAGAGATTTGGAGAAACACACTGCCCAGGTTGCTCAAACATTCTATGAAGAGGTCAAAAAGGTCACACCCATAGACAGAGGCAAAGCAAGACGCGGATGGAATCTATACCGCAAAGACAAAATATGGCATGTGAATAATCGTGTGCCATACATTAATGTTCTTGAAGAAGGACACAGTAAACAAGCACCTAATGGTATGATTGAACCTGCCATTAGACAAACCATGAGGAGAACCAAATGAGTATATTAGACAATGCCAAAGGGCATTTTAAAGAAAGATTAGCAGGCGGATTAAAAAAGATCACTGTGGATGAATGGAAGACAGATATCTATTACAAAACCGCTTATCCGTTTGCAGTGGAAAGCAGAATCATTCAATTGCAACAGGAAGGTAAAACTGTGGAAGCATTGGTGGAGACCATCATTGCCAAAGCATTGGATCCAGAGGGCAAACCCATGTTCAATAAATTTGACAAGTTCACATTTATGAATGAGATTGACCCTAATGTGATCTTAAGAGTGTGTGGCGCCTTAAACGCTGCTCCGGAGTCGGTTGAGGCAATCTCAAAAAACTCCTAGAGGACACTGAACTGCTCTTGATCTGTCGGATTGCGGACAGATTGGGCAAAAGCATTGAAGAGGTTATGAACTTCAGTGTCCTAGAATTGAGCACGTGGAGCGCCTATTACAAATGGGAGTATGATCTGGAGAAAAAAAGATCAGACTCTATGAGTACAAAGAGAAGAAGATAGATGGCACAGACCACAATAGATGTAAACGTCAAGGATAATGCCTCCAAGGTTTTACGAGACATACAGGGTAGTCTTGGTGGACTTGCTAAACTTGCAGGAGCAGCATTTGGAGTGCGTGAGATTGCCAGAGCTATTGGTGCTTATCAAGAGTTTCAAAACACCATACAAGCTGCCACATCCAGCACACAAGAATTTGCCAGTGCTCAAGCAACATTAATTAGGAGTTCCACAGAAAATTATAGATCCATTGGTGAAACAGCAAATATATTTTCCACATTAAGTTTTGCATTGGATGAAACTGCACAAGCTACTGGCGAGGTGGCCAGACTCACTGACACATTACAAGCTTCATTCAGAATTAATAATACCAGCACACAGAATGCTGCTTCGGCCACTGCTGCATTGGCCAAGGCATTTCAAACTGGTGTGGTAGATGCCAGAGGTTTTAGAGAAATAGTCAGCAGCACACCAAATATTTTATTGAGATTACAAGCTGCTTCAGGATTAAGCAGAGAGGCCATATTTAAATTGGCATCAGAAGGCAGATTGAGTGCTGATGGATTGAGACAAGCATTGTTGGAAACTGAAGATCAAACTAAAAAATTAGCACAAGCATCTGGAGTCAGTTTGAATGATGCCTTGGGCAAATTAAGCAACAGTTTTACCTTAGCAGTGGGCAATGCCAGTGAAACATCTGGAGCATTGAAATTAATCAATAATATTTTAGAATTTTTAGCTGACAACATGGAGTTGGTGATTACTGCTGTGGCAGGTTTAGTAGCAGGATTAACAGCAGCGGCATTTATTGGAGCAATTGCCAATGTGGTCAATCTGGCCAAAGCAGTGAGATCAGTGGGAGTTGCTGCTGCATTTGCTTCAGGTGGTTTGACAGTGATTGCTGGATTATTGGGTGTGGGCGTGGCATTGGGTGCTGAAAAATTGTATGATTATCTTAATAAATCTGATGAAAAAATTAAAGAAGCAACTGGCAACACCAACAAATTAGCTCGATCTACCAATGAAATAAATTTAATAAACAAAAATATTTTATCTGATTTCGACAAATACATTGCAAAATTAAATAATTCAGAAGAAACCAACAAAAGATTACAAGCAATTGAAGAAGCACGATTAGCTCTTGGCAGACAATTAACTGCAGAAGAACAAAAAAGATTAAACATTGCATTAGATCAAAAAGCAGTAAGAGAAGCAGAAAAAGCATTGCCAACCATCGCCAAACAAGTGGGGGGTACTCTTGCTGATAAAAATCCAGAAGTGGAAGCAGAAAGATTAAAACTTGAACAATTACAAATATTAAGAGATGCTGGTAAAATTTCTGAACAAGAATATCAAACAGCAATAGGTGTTATTCAGGCCAATGCTGCTAGAGCAAGATTGGAAAGACAGAAGCAAGAAGTTGAAGAAACTTTAAAAATGCTTAAGGAAGGCAATGCCAG